TTCTTTGATGATGCCATTATCCCAAATCCATTCTGCGCCTTCCATGATGCCATTTACGAAAGCATCAGGAGCAGATGGGTCTGCAACAATGTCGGCGGCGGTTGCAAGATAAAAATCACCTTGCACTTCTTGGGCACCTGAACGACCCGCTTTAAGCGAACCCATTCCCCTAGAAGATACCCCCAATGTAGCGCCCTCATCCATCAAATTCTTAACAATCTTACCGTATGGAGTATCCATAATTTTTGCTTTGCCCATGACATTAGAACCATCCATTGACAATTCTGTAATCATGTGCGATACTCTTTCAAGATTGATTGTCGGACCATCAGGATGACCCAACTCACCAAACGCACGTTTGCGGTCGATATTTTCTTTTGTATATCTCTTAACTTCAGTTTCCATAACTGACTTCGGATATACTCGACCGTTTCTATTCTTGAGGTCGGATTGCATAAACACGCCCTCAATGAAATATTGTTTTGCGCCACCCTTCTCTTCTACGAGAAAGTTAGCGTCTGAAATTTCTTCTCTAATCAGTTTCATGTTAGATACCTGCATAACCTGTTAATTTTTTAAGCACTAGAACTGCGGTGCCGCCTGTTGTGATAGTCACTTTAATATCTTCATCACTATCTGTAACTTCTAGTGCAGGTAAAATCCAATGACCTGATGTACCAGTTGCACCGCTATCAAATTTTACAGTTCCGGTTGTAGCACTCTCAATAACTACATCTCCTGACCAGTAGATTTCTTTAATACCAACTGTAGGTGATGAAGCAGTTTGGTTTGTCACAAGAAATGAAGCACCATCAATATCGATAGTAGTATTTCCCGCTCCTCCTGTCACACTGACTACATTAGTCGTTTTGGTGACCTTTAGAAATTGTTGACCTATTGCCATTGCTTATACCCTTTTTACTTACTTATATTTATAAAAGTTTAATCTTCGTTTTTTGCCATCTTAGTAATAGTAGCATAAAAAACTGCTTTACCCTTTTCTTCACCATATCTATCGGTGAAGTCTTTCATAGGCACTTCTTTTTCCAACTTCTTCATCTTATCTTTTTCTGCAGTTGTTAGTTCTCTTTCAGAAAAATCTTTTAAACTTAAATCTTCATTTTGTCTGCGTAGAACAGCGGCAACTTGCTTGTCTTTTGAAAGACCTCTTGCAATCTTTTCAATTGCTTTTACTGCACCTGTCATGTTACCACCTTTGTAACGCTTGTCAGATGCTACACCAATCGCCATCTTTCTTTGCTTCGGTGTAAATCTTTCATCAAGTTCTTCTTCTTCTTTGAGTTGTGACTTATCTACTTTGTCACCAATTGCTTGTGCAGTTTTTAATCTTGCCATTTTTAGTGGTGCAACATCTTTAAAACGCTTTTCAAGACTTCTGCGATCCAATCTCAAATCTCTCTCATCACTACCCATTGAATAGATTTTCATATCTGTTCCAACAAGAGCATATCTCATCTTTGGTGCTTCATCAAGTTCAACTTCTTCTGGGATAACTCTCATTGCACCAGAAATGTAAGCAGGATGATTTTTCAATGCTCTCTGTGCATCTTTCTCATCATTACTATCAACATATACTTTTACTTTTTTCTTTGCGCTATCAGCATCTACACGAAACTGAATACGACCCATCTTCTGAGCAATCTCTTTACCGATACCATCGCCCATCATTCTGTTGAAGATTTTTTGTTTCTTAGGGTCTTTGAAGTTACCATCTTTATCAAATAGTTTTGCAAGATGTGGGGGTAGACCTGCTTCGATAAGTTCTACACTTTCTTTCATCAACTCTTTAACTGATTTCAAATCAAGTTTAAGTGCTTTAGCAATTTGTTCTGCAGTCTTTCCAGAATCCATCATCATATGAAACTGCTTCATTTTACCTTCGTTGATATTATCATCAAAGTACTCATTGATTTTTAGTTGTTTAACTGCGTTATCGAAATCTCTTTTTGATTTAGCAAGTACTGTTTGTAATTGCATTTTCGATGCTGGTTTTAGACCTTGATACATTGTAAGTAACTTATCAGCAACTTTAGGATCAACCTTTGCTTTTTTACCATCAGCAAACTCAATAGGTTTCATGCCTCTAAGTGATACTGCTTTTCTTAATTGCATCATAATATTTTTGTCTGCCGCTTTTCTGTCATCGTCAGTGGCAGTGTTATCGATGTCTGCGGCGTCTTTACCTGTTCTTCGACCCATTGCTTTAAACGCATCACGCTTTGCACGATTTTCTTGCAACTCTTCATTCAAATCACCTAAAACATCAGCAATGAAATCTCTATCTCTCATTAGCATTCTTTTTGCGCCTGAGGATAACTTCATTGAATCCAACACTTTGGGAATCTTACTGATAATGTCATCTTCTTTTTTTCTATCGTATTTGACGCCCATCTTTTTCATTGCTCTTGCAACTGCCGATGCTGTGTCTTCACGCTCTGTTACTTCAACTTCTTCACCCACAAGTTTCAAGTAATCATCAATAATTTTGTCTGTATCTTTTTCACTACGATATGAACCGGCATACTTTTCTTTATCAAAGTATACAAAGTACTTACCACCTTTTGTAGTAACAGTAACTTCGATGTTCTTCTTACGACCTACTTTATCGGTCTTTACTATCTTTTCGCCACTGTCTACTTTAACTTTTTCAGCGAGGTTGATAGTCTGTTTTAATTGGGTGAATGTTACAGACATTTTTTACTACTCCGTTGTTTCGATTTCTAGTTCACCTTTATCGTTAAAAAGTGTTTTAGCAAATGTTTCTTTTGCTGTTGCTAATTCATGTGCTACTTTATCATTCATTACTGATTGAAATTTAACTTCAGCATTTACAAAATCTTTGTTGTTAATATCGTTAATCATTGCGTTAATTTTATTCATTAGAATTGATCCTCTTCTTCACCGTCTTCTCCGCCAGATGCTTCCGCTTCTGCTTCTATTTCACTATTTATCTGCTCAATATCATCATCATTTTGCTTGAGAATATTCTTACGAATCCACAAGTTACTATAATATTGACCAGCATATTCAGCGGCATCTCGTACTAAAGCAAGACGTTCTCTTAATATTTCTTGGTCTTTCAGTTCTGTGAACTGATTATCTTTTACATAATCATAACGAATATCTTCTTTCATAAGTTCCCAGTCTTCTTCAGTTATAACGCCTTTAAGCAATAACTGTGTGCGTAATAAGTCTTGAAATAGTTCATTGAACTTCTTACGCAATCTACCTACAAACTTAGTAAACTTCAATTCATCACGATTAATCTCTGTTGCTCGACCTAACTGAAAACCACTTTCAGGTTGCATACGAGACTGAGGTACATTGAGTGCTAAGAACATCTTCTTCTTAAAATACTCAATATCTTCAATCTCACCGAGGTTTTGACCACCACCTAGTGTAGTAATCTCTGTACCTCTACCACCTTCTCTGCGAGGCATCCAGAAGTCTTCTAGCATGTTCATAAACTTACGGTCGTCTTTTACTTCACCTGTATCACCATCATAAACTAACTTATTCTTAAAGTTATTCATAATGTCTTTTAGATACTGTTCTGCTTTCTGCTTAGGTAAGTTACCAACATCTACATAAAATACTCTACGCTCAGGTGCCCTTGCAATACGATAGATAACAAGAGCATCTTCCATCATACGCAACTGATTGACTGGTTTGATTGCTTTGTGTAAATAACCCACAACCATATTGTTATTCATATCAGTCATACCAGAAGGCACATATGTTACGCTATCTTTAGTGAGAGCAATTGCATTTGCAGTTTTCATCTGCGTTACATTTGTCGCCACCGATCCTTCAGTGTATAGGAAGTATTCTTTAATCTTTTTAATACCACTGACGCCCTTTGTAATTTCTTGCTGTTCGTCTTTAATAACTTCACGAACAAATTTTATTGAACGAGGGTCGACAATTCTGAGTTTTTGTATGCCTTCTTTTGGATTACTGCTATCAACTACTTTATGAAAATATAGTCTTCCATCAATATACCAACGCTTAAATAGTTCATGAGACCTCTTATTGAAGTCAAGCATTCTTAGAACTTGTTTAAACTCTTCATTAATTTTCTTTTTAATAGATGATGAAACCTGCACATCGTCTAAAGTTATAGATACTTGCCTATCACTGTCAGATACGATTGCTTCATTGATAATATCATCAATCGCCGCTTCGCATTCTGGGTGCATAGAAATTTCACGATACTTCTTAATTAAGTCGTATTCGTTCTTCGCTCTATAATCTTGATTAACAAAAGTGCCGTACGCGCCACCAGAAACAGTAGACACGCCATCGTCTGGAGAAGGAAGAATTATATCCTGCTTTGGTAAATTCTTCTCCCCTCCATTACGACTGATTTCAAATCCGAATAGTTTTACTGCCATATTTTCTCCACCTAAACATTATACCATTATCTTGAAAGTTATTAAGCAGTTGTATCTGCGGTTGTTACACCACCGAAACGACCACCAAGACTTTCAAAGAACTGGTAAGTAAATTCACAAGTAAACTCTGCAATTGCATCGTTTGTTCCAAAGTCTAGAGCAATCTCACCAATGTTGGTTGGATATGCGTCTTTGATTATATATGACTTGAGAACATCATCATTTCTGTCTAGATGGTCAACTCGTAAATCAACGAGATATTCACTAGGCAGGACTCTACCTCGATTAGTTACTACGTTGTTGATACCATTCTGCCAGATTTCAAAGGCATCGCGGATTGCGAATGATGTGTCATTGTACACTGTTACAGTCCATGGAGTGAAAGTTCTTTCACCGCCAAAGTTTACAACACGACCCCTATAGTTGACTGGAGTGTTACCGATTGTTGAACCAGGAAGTGCGGCGCCTCGGCAGAGAAATTCTGCATCTCTGCCTGCTACGCCCGCTACTGCTCCAGAAACGTATTCTGGAAATGATAGCGTTACTCTGAACTGGTTTGCTCTCGCACCCCCACCAATCATACGGGATTTAAAGTCTGAAATTGTTGCCATTTTTATATGCTCCTATTATCTTACTATTTATCCCTTATACACCAGTCTCTTCAAAAGAGATACCAGTTCTTGTTGCTACGAATGTAAGCGTGATAAAGTTAATTGACCTTGCAGGTTTAATAAAGATATCTGCTCTAAACTCGTTTGCATCAATGACTGCAGGAGTATTATTAGTTTCGTCACAAACAACTTTAAAATCAAAGATGCCTCTGCGACCTTGAATATCTCTCAAGAACGGTTCGACTAGATTTCTAAAGTTTGCTCTAGTGAAAGTGTCGTTGAATTCAAACAACTGAAACTTCGCCGCTGTAGCAATTGCTTTTTCTAGAATGATGAACAATCTACGAACATTAATTCTATCAAATGCACTTGGTGCAGTCAGCATAGTTTTATCACCAAAGAGTGTGATGCCTTGTCCAGGGAATGCTACAACTGGATTAACTTGCTTTCTATAGAGGGAATCTCTATCTGCTTTATCTGGTGAGAATGCGACTTTTACTGCATTCTTAATCTGCCCGCGGTTGAAACCAGCAGGTGAGAAGAATGGATCAGCAACTAAGTCAGTTCTTACACAGCATCCAGCAACATCAGCATTCAAAGGAATCCAACGATATACATCGTTGTATCTGTCATACTGATATTTCCAACCACTATCCATTACTGCGAATGAAGAGTTGATATTTGCCGAATTATCTCTGAAATCTACAATATCTGTTGCGGCAGTTGTTGAAGTTGCATCAGCAAGTTCTGGTGATAAGAATACCATACAGTCTTTTCTGATTTCAGCAACATTGTCTACAACGTATTTTGCTGTCGCTCCGTTTGCAGGTCCCATGACAATAAGAGAGATATCGAATTGCTCATCGTTTGCAAATTTAGCATATGCAGTCTGTAGTTCTCCTGCTGTAGGAGCGGCACCATTTGCGGCACCTGACAGAGAAACGTACT